AATCATTACATCTTGCCCAACGACCTCAAGCTGATGCGGCTGGTTCACAGCCCCGAAGAAGCCGTGGCCGAGATTAACCAGTTCTATAACAACTTCCACTCGACCCGCTGGCTGAACAAACTCTTTGCCGTGCGCATGAAACGCCCACTCAATGAGGAGGCGTTACATCAGGTTCAACAAGCGTTCGCAGACATTTGCCTGAGCGATGGTTTCCATCAGCACATCGACGATGAGCCCAGCTTCAGTCATTTGACTCGCTTAAGCTTTGCTTTCAGTGGTCGCAATCAAGGCCGCCTGCGTGAACTGGTTGATTTTATAAACCTGCCGCGCAACTGGGCTGAACAATCGGGGGCGAGCTGTAACCCAGAGATGGGCACAACCTGCACTTAATGAGGCGTACTGAAACACGCAGGGCTTGAGGCACATCACAACGCTTGGCAGCGACAACCGCTGTTATCTGCAGTCGCTGCCAAACGCTGTGATAGGCGTACTAATCATCAAACTCTCGGCCACTCAGCAGTCGACCGATCATTTCAAGCGAATAACCGCGATAGCTCAAGAAACGCCCCTGACGGGCGCGCTCTTTGGGATCTTCTGGCATGCATCCGGAAAACTTTCGCTGCCACGCCTCTTTCAACTGCTCTTGCCAGTTGATTTCAGACTCACGCAATGCTTGCTCAATATCCCCCCGCGCCAAGCCACGCTGGTTGAGCTCTTCACGAATACGCAAAGGGCCGTAACCGGAACGGGCGCGATAGCGGATATAGCTTTCGAGGTAACGCGACTCTGACAACAGCCCCTCTTCCGTTAAACGGTCGAGGGCGATGTCGATCATCTCAGGGCAAGCACCGCGCTGACGCAATTTGCGCGTCAGCTCGACTCGACCATGCTCGCGGCGCGCGAGCAGGTCCATTGCGGATCGCCGAATGGCGGTGAGGTCTTCCAGAACAGCTGTCATGGCTCAATCAGTTGCTGTCGTCGTCCGAACCGGTATTTTCAAGCTCCATTTCGGCAGCTTCCTGCTCAGCTGCCGCTTGCTTGGCCGCCTTGCTCATTTTTGGCATGACTTTCATTTCAGCCAGTTCGCTTTCAGTCTTAGGGCCCAACAGCTTGTCACGCAGCTGCTTTTCAAGGGTGGCCTTGATGTCCGGGTTCTCATCGAGGAACTTGGCCGAGTTGGCCTTGCCCTGACCGATTTTGCTGCCCTGATAGCTGTACCAGGCACCGGCTTTTTCAACGAAACCGTGCAATACGCCCAGCTCGATCATCTCGCCATTGAGGTAGATGCCCTTGCCGTACAGAATCTGGAATTCTGCCTGGCGGAAGGGAGGTGCCACTTTGTTTTTGACGACTTTGACTCGGGTTTCGCTGCCGACTACGACGTCGCCTTCTTTCACTGCACCGGTACGACGGATGTCCAGTCGAACCGAAGCGTAGAACTTCAGGGCGTTACCACCGGTAGTGGTTTCCGGGCTACCGAACATCACGCCGATTTTCATACGGATCTGGTTGATGAAGATCACCAGGCAGTTGGCGTTTTTGATGTTGCCGGTAATTTTGCGCAAGGCTTGCGACATCAAGCGGGCTTGCAGACCCACGTGGGTATCACCCATGTCGCCTTCAATTTCCGCTTTAGGCGTCAGGGCCGCCACGGAGTCAATGATGATCACGTCAACCGCATTGGAACGCACCAGCATGTCGGTGATTTCCAGTGCCTGTTCGCCGGTGTCAGGCTGGGAAACCAGCAGGTCATCAACATTCACGCCAAGCTTGGCAGCGTATTCAGGGTCCAGCGCATGTTCAGCGTCGACGAATGCGCAGGTGGCGCCCGCTTTTTGGGCTTGCGCGATAACGGACAGGGTCAGTGTGGTTTTACCGGAAGACTCTGGACCGTAGATTTCAACAATGCGGCCCTTTGGCAGACCGCCAATGCCCAGCGCGATGTCCAGGCCCAGCGAACCGGTAGAAATAGCCGGGATGGCCTGGCGCTCCTGATCGCCCATCAGCATGACGGCGCCTTTGCCGAATTGACGTTCGATCTGACCCAAGGCCGCAGCCAAGGCTTTCTTCTTGTTGTCGTCCATTAAAGTCCTCTCGTAATCAATAAGGCCTGGCGGCCGATAACTGTATAAGTAGCCAGTATTATTCCACAGGGTTTCAGGATCGCCTACCCCTGATTTTTTATTTCTCTTACCGTTCGGCGTATTAAGCCTTCCAGAGCCGCTTCGACTGTTTGCCGGCGGACCTCGTCGCGGTCCCCCGGGAAATGCCTGCACTCGGCAGAAACCTCGCTGCCAACGCCCCAGGCCAGCCAGACCGTACCCACCGGCTTGGCCGCAGAACCTCCGCCGGGCCCTGCCACACCGCTGACCGCAACTGAAAAACGTGCCCCGCTCTGCGCTTGTGCGCCGCGGGCCATGGCCTCTACCACTTCACGGCTGACAGCGCCGACCTGGGCGAACAATGGCTCCGGCACTTGCAACTGCCTGGTTTTCTGCTGATTGGAATAGGTAACAAACCCCGCTTCAAACCAGGCCGAACTGCCTGCGATACGGGTGATGGCTTCTGATATTGCGCCACCGGTGCATGACTCGGCGGTCGTGACCTGCGCATTAAGAACCTGCAATTGCCGCCCAAGTTCAGCCGCAAGCTGAGTTAATTCATCCACGATCGACTCCTTTAAAGCGCTCACTCGGGCCACTAAGCTACACGACCCACATTCGGGTCGCCACGGACCGGGCATAACCTCAGGCGCAGAGCGCTCGCCAGCCCACCAAGGCTAACCGTCAACCCCCAAACGCTTTGCAGCCCAACGTTGATACAGGCTGATGGCAGCATCTGCACCCGCCAGTGCCGTCAAACACCCCAAGGCGCCCGCGGCCCAGACCGACATCCCGGCCGCGTAAAGCAGCATGAACGTCGAGACCCCGCACACCATGCAAGCGCCAGAACGCAGTGCCAGCCGGCGCACCAGCGGCCATCCGCTCGCGCCCTCTTTGTCGGCCCGCCACATTTCGCCAAAAATACCGCCCACCAATGCCAGAAGGACGACCAGCAACACCGGCATATCCAACAAAACTTGCGGATCATTCATCGCTTCATCACTCCTGAGTCCTTATCGAAAAGCGTCAATGTCTGACTTATAGGCTGACCACTTGACGCTCCTCTCGCACCACATCCTTGCGTAAGGTCGACCTCTGCAGCCATAAAACCAAGATTATGCCTGTATGAATATACAGTCAATGCACTGATGCATATTCTTTCCTTCGCTTATAAGTGTCAGCTGCCATCGCAAGCCGGGCAGGACATTTCTTTTCAGGTGCGAAAAAAAGCCTGCTGTGAGCAGGCCTTAGGGGGGAGAAGCGTCTTAGCGGGCGTACATGCCCCACCAGAACACATGGCCGAGAATCACCAGTTGCTCATCCTCAAGGTCGGCATAGAGGTAATCCTCGTCTGGATACTCGTCGCGGTTAAAACTGCGCAAACGCAGTCCAGTCGCCAGGCGATACAGCTGTTTTACCCGAAGCTCGCCGTTGTGGTTGATTGCATACAGATCGCCGTCCACAACATCATCCAGTGAACGTTTACCGGCATTGACCCCGACTGTTGCGCCGTCACGCAGGACCGGCAGCATGCTGTCACCGCGTACCGTTACACATTTCGCCTGATCGAATTGCACACCGTTGTGCCGCAGGCTGCGCTTGCCAAAACGCAGCTTGGCTCGCTCACTTTCCTCAATGGCAAAACGCCCGGAACCTGCCGCCAGCTCAACCTGACGCAAGAACGGGATCGACACCTCGTCATCGGCCACCGGCGTATCGTCATCCCACAGGCAAATATCACGCAGCTCCGGATGCCGCGGCTCGGGGTGAGGCACGGGGTCCTCACGCCCACGCAGGCGGTCAGTACTGATATTGAAATACACGGCTATTTTTGAAAGATGGCGGTCAGAGGGCTCGGCAATCTTGCCACTCAAAATTCTGGACAGCGTGGATTGCGGGACACCGGTCAGGCGATGCAACGCCATGGCACTGATGTGGTGCCGTTCGAGCAACGCTTTAAGGACGGTTGAAACAGTACGTTTAGGCATGCGCGGAATATTGCTGGGCAAGCGCCCCGTTGGCAAATCCTAATTCTTCTCTATATAGCAACACGCCGGACTGAGCCGAGCATGCCTGTAGATGCAAGGCGCTGGCATGTTAACCTTGCGCCCATTGCCATAAAGCTGTGCACGGCACCCGCTTTTCACTCCTCTTTTATAAATGAATCCGCCTAAGCCCTGATGAGTAAAAATACTTCCGACCTGTCTTCCCACACGCCGATTGTGCAGCAGTAAAGACCTCCAATTGCCGCAGAACCTGCAGTATCAGGGCTTGCAGCTACATTTAGCCCCGCCTTCAGCGAAAACCATTTGGCATTGAAAGGCATCTTTTAGCCTGTGGTTTGCCCCAAAAATGCCCCCGCCTTTTGTACGTCTCAGGCTTGGCATGTGCTTAACGTGAGCGAAAGTGGGTGATCCTTTTCCGACGCTTTTTTGGTTTGAAAACGCGCCACAGCCCTATTCCTTAGGTATTAAATCGGTATCTGTTTAAACACAGAGACCCACACATGCCGACACATACACCCAAAAAATACCTAATCAGCCACACCTCGCTGCAGCACTGCTTTGACAAGAGCCGTTCCGGCCTCGAAAAGCTCCGCGAAATCGATCCCAGCTTCCCTCGCCCCATCAAATTTGGTCTGAGCAAACAGGCTGGGGTCTACTTCGTCGTCGCGGAGGTCGAGGCCTGGCTGGAGCGCAAGATCAGTGAGCGTGATGATGTCGCACTGGATCTCGCCGGGCGAGAAGAGCAATGACTACACACGAGCAGATACCATCTTTCTTGGCAGAGATGCCCGCGCCGGCACTTGCCGCATACATGAACCCTAACATTGCGCCAAAGCCACTCCCTAGCGGGTTGTCCAGGGTCATACCCTGGCGTGATGAACTATTGCCTACTGCTATTCAGGAGTACGTGCGGGATGTTGCTGAACGTACCCAGTGCCCACCTGATTTTGTTGGGGTCGCGCTTATCGTGGCAGTCAGCACCGTAGTCGGGCGCAAATTCACCATCTACCCGAAACAAAACGATGACTGGATGGTCGTTCCAAACCAGTGGGGCGTCATCATCGGACGACCGTCTGCAATGAAAACGCCTGCACTCAAACAAGCCCTGCTTCCATTGCGCGCATTGGATGCCAAAGAGCGAGAACGCTACAGCCAAGCTCAAGCCGAGCACAAGGCCGCTAGCGAGTTTTACGACATGAAGCGCAATGCAGCCAGGTTAAAAGCCAGAAAGCTTTACAGTGGTGGTGACGAGAATGCAGCTCAGGAAGAACTGAAACGTCACTCAAGCGAGAACCCGCCCCCAATCCAGCGGCGCTACATCGTCAACGACGCAACGGTCGAAAAACTCGGCGAGCTGCTCAACGAGAATCCAAACGGCCTAGTAGTTGAGCGTGACGAGCTGGGGGGCTGGCTGGCAACGATGCAGAGCGAAGATGGCTCGGTTGCGCGAGCATTTTATTTGGAATGTTTCGACGGCAACGGCTCATTCACCTATGACCGTGTTGGCCGAGGAACCATTTATATCAAGTCATGTTGTTTATCGTTGATCGGTGGAATTCAACCCTCACGAATTGCGTCCCTCGTAAACGCTGCCGTCAGCGGCGAACTGGATGACGGCCTGATTCAGCGCCTGCAGCTGGCGGTATATCCCGACGATGTTCGAGAGTGGCGCTATATCGACCGTTGGCCGAACAAAATCGCCGCTGAGCGCGTCTCGGAGGTTATCGAACAGCTCGACCAGATACCTGATGAGCCTCA